GCAGTGGTTTGCAAACAGTCAAATAAGGACTTGCCGTTGCAATTTTATTTTGCCCACGATGGTACATTACCTTGTGGTGCTTGTCCACCGCCCTGATTAATAGGGGATGGATTTGCAGAAGGTGCAGTAGCCCCTCCAACGCTATTCCCTATATAATCTGCATCTTTTGGTGTTAAAGCAACCATCAATTTATTAGAGTCTTCATAACCATTTGTACCTTTCTTGATACCAACTTTCATACAGAACTCTTTACCATTAATGTCTTCAATACCATTAAGGCTTCTTAACCCTTGAGCATTTTCAGTTTGATCTGATGGATCAAGACCATGAATACTATCAATCATTGATCTTAATGTACTCATACCAATCTCGTATGCTACAGGTTTATTAGTATTAGGGTTCATCTTATCACCATCAACGAACAAACGATCCCATACTTTTCTTTTGTCGAACTCACCACCAACAATAGTAAATTCTAATTCAACCCACTTAGCCTTAGTAGATGCAGAATAATGAAATGATTGTGTTTTACCAAACATTTCCATTACATACATACCAGGTTTTATGGTTATAATCGCTCTAGCAACAGTTCCTGCAGGAATTAAGCTAAAGTCATTAGTAGGGCCAGAACTGGCCTCAAAGTCATTTAAATTAAGAGTCATTAGTGACCTCCTTATTAGTTTGAGATTTAGGGTCAACGAAATCAAGCGGTCTTTCCGATTGTGGAATACCACCACTCATCTTCGTTAACAGTTTACCGAGATGTGGTTCCTCTACAACGTCAAGTCTACCAGACCTGTCCTTTGCAGGATAACCCCACTCATTTAATGTTTGACAAACAAATGCTCTGTATGGTCCTACAGTCTCATCTCCTGTCATTACAGCCATTGTTAATACTTCATCAACAATGCCAGGCAGTTCACGACCTGTTTTCGATCCTTCGATTTGCAGTTCGTAAATTTTGCGATTGTAGTCGTCTACCCTCTCGTCAAGGATGCCGACAAAGATTACATTCTTTTCTCGAATGTGTTGTAAGTGTGTCAACCAAGCCATCATCTCACGACCATGTTGACCATAGGCCGCACGAGTATCTAACTTACCAGTGCGGTCTGATTTGTTCTCTGGTTGCATTTGACAGAACTGAAAGCACAACCGACCTGCGACTGTAATACTGTCAATAAACAACGTAGCATATTTTTTAAGAGTTTCAGTTGGATCACCGTATGTCTGAACAACATAATCATAATGTGCTTGGCTATATGGCTGATCGTCTGATAATGATGGGTTCGCCCCACCTAGATAGGTTGCAAAGTCACGGCACTCTGTCCATGTCTGCGGTCTTATGACATCTATAGGCCA